GAACTGGGCACTAGCTGGACTTAATGTCTTATATCTTACATTTGAATTAGCCGAAGGCCTCGTAGGTATGCGACTCGATAGTATGATGACAGGTATTACAACTCGAGAGATCTTTAAGAACATTGATGATGTTGAACTCAAGGTCAAGATGTTGGGCAAGAAGAGTGGCAACATGCAGGTTAAGTATATGCCATCAGGCAAGAACTGTAACGATATTCGTGCTTACTTGAAAGAGTATCAAGTTAAGAAAGGTTGCAAGCCCGACGTTATTCTTATTGACTATTTGGACTTGATGATGCCGCTCAGTGTTAAAGTTAGCCCAAGTGACCTGTTTGTTAAAGACAAGTATGTGTCGGAAGAGATTCGTAACTTGGCGATGGAAACACAATGTATCACAGTTACAGCAAGTCAGCTGAACCGTAGTGCTGTTGAGGAAATCGAATTTGATCACAGTCACATCTCGGGTGGTCTGTCAAAGATTATGACAGCAGATAACGTGATTGGTATCTTTACGTCACGTGCTATGAAGGAACGTGGACGTTATCAAATCCAGTTTATGAAGACACGTAGTTCAAGTGGTGTTGGACAGAAAGTTGATCTAGAGTTTAATGTGGATACACTGCGTATCAGTGATCTAGGTGAGGATGAGCAAGAAGGTAGCTTTAGCCAACAACGGCAACAAAGCGGTGGTAGCAGTGTCTATGCAGGGCTCAAACGAACTAGCTCAGTATCAACTACCACTGACCCTGAGACTGGGGAGATTACTCCAATTGATCCTACAAAAGGCGCCCCTGTCAGTAAAAATCGACATGCCAAGGGCGTAGCCGACATTAGAAGTATGTTGGCTAACTTAAATCCCGAAAAAGATTAAAACCAGTTGGCCACTTGAATACGACCGCTTTCATCAATGATTCTATGCCATTGATCGATGTCGTCCATACCAAATAGTATTTCGGGGTCAGCCTTTAGGGGAGTCCATGTGTGCGTGATATTCCAGGGTGCCTTGCCCTGTATCTCCCCGTCTAACTGGCCAGCTGCCCATTGACTGTATCCTGCTATTACCCTGAAGTATTCGGGTCCTTGATTCTCACTCAGTGCAGCTAATATGCTCATGTCGTTGCTGACACCAATCTGATCAGTTACTTTGATAGTAGTGGGGCTATACCAGTCTAGGCTGTGTATAACATGTATTCTGTTGTTGCTTTCGATGCCGCCGTTGTACAAGGGTTGATCTCGATCGCAGTGCATACCTACATTTTGCATAACTGTATCGAATGTTACATCACTGGTAAATGGTTTATTAATCTGTAGTCCAATCGCACCATCTCGATCATGGTCAATAACCAACATGACACTTCTACGCAGATAGGGATCAATTCTTCTTGGATGAGCGGCTAACAAGTACCCTCGATAATTCTGTTCAATCATACGAATATTTAACTGATAAATATTCTCATATGCGATTACTTGAATTTGATCTGGGCATAAATCAAAATGCTCAACTGAACCCTAAGCTGTGGAAAGACAACGACCTCTTGCCCGATGTCAAGAGCGCCCTGATTAAGATAGCTGAAGATTTTAAAAAGTATATTGATATCCCATTTGAAGTAGAGGACGTTACCATTACCGGGGGGCAGGTCAGCTACTACTATACAGATCACAGTGACCTGGATCTACACCTTATAGTGGATTTTGACAGTGTTGATTGCGATCGAGAAGCTGCTGAATTGTTTGATACCAAAAGACTGTTGTACAAGAATCGCTACACTATCACAGTGAACGGCATACCAGTTGAGCTCTACGTAGAAGACAAAAATTTCCCCGCGGTCAGCGCCAGCTACAGCATCCTGCAGGACACGTGGTTGGTCAAGCCCAAGCGAGCAGCGGATCAAATAGATCTAGAAGAAGTTGAAAGAATGACTGATCGTTGGCACAGAGTAATTGGGGCTGTTCTGGCGTCAAACGATATCGAAACTGCCAAAAAAACTATGGAAATGTTGCGGAATTATCGCAAAATAGGCCTAAAAAAGACCGGTGAATATGGGGTCGCTAACATAGTGTATAAAACACTGAGAAACAGCAAAATTGTGGAAAAGCTCCAGAATTTCATCGACGACCAACACCAGCGTCAGTTGAGCATTGGCCAATAAAAAAGAACTTGTTACAGTCCTTTTTGTATATATCAACCCCGAGCAGCAAGCCTGCGATCAAAGTCCTCTTGAAGCTGTTGTATCTGGGGTCTAATGTCTCTAGTACTAACCCTCACAGCAATGCCCCCAGCCGCAGTCCAAGCTGCACAGTTGTCCGCACGATCATCTACCAATATATCCCCGAGCTGACAGTGCCGCCATTTGTCCGTACTGTGAGGTCCAAACATAACGGGAATATCGGCCCAATGATCCTGTGCCCATAAAACCTTGTCGTAGAATGCCCATGGCACATCGTCATTCTTGGGCACAGCAGTGAGAAACTTGAGTTCCCAGCCCAGTCGATCTCTATACTGGCGTGCCAGAGCCACAAGATCCTGGGCATGTGCCATAATGGGCAAGGATCGATACATGCGATGTGCAGTTCGCAGTCGAGACCATTCTGTGGCAGTGTGCCTATAGTGGTCGGTTACGTATTCGGTTTTAATGGGAGTGCCCAGCACAATGGCAGCACCAGCTTCCCAATCGGCAACCACGCCGTCCATGTCTAGATAAAGAGTATTTGTCATATACTCTTATTATACAGTCTTTGACGACAAAATACTACCATCCATGCGCCTTGATTTCGCCCAATACTTCCCCAAATGCCCGCTTGTAGCCCTGCAGGATTTCTTTATAGCGATCATGACTGGGCAGGGTATATCGCCCCTCATTGTACTCGGGCACGGCAAATCGTTCAGCAGGTGTCAGTGTCAGCAGATATCTATTGCTGGTGCCAAAGTTATAGACACAGTGTTCTTCTTGCGTATTGAACAGATAATAGGTCAAAGGACGGTAGTTGAGATCTATTATTTCCGTATTATAGCGTCGCACCCAAGGTACGGGCGCACGCCAAATATTTTTACAAGTGTCAAACTCATTGAGCGCTAGATTTATGGCAGTTTGTCTATTGCCATTGTTGTCAATGTGCCAGCGATAGTGACTCTTTGGGGGCATACAGGTAAAATTCAAACCCCACCCCTGATTCAAAAACCATGCAATAACTGGATCCGCCTTGAACTGTTCTCTAGCAGCGGGTCCGGGAATATTTAGATAAAAGGTATGCCAATCAACTCCGTCCCAGTCATCTACACTCTGTACATACTGCCAAAGTTGTTGAGCCACAGTACAGGGTTGATTGAGTGCATAGTAATAGTTGTTGGGATCTAGTGTTATATCGGTTCGCATATGCGTCTATTTAGTGGCCCAAGACCCGGCACAGAGCCAGAAACCCAAGCGCGAAGCGCACAGCGGTAAAAAGATTTTCCCACCCTATTATCTACGCACAGAATTGAATTGACCCCGCACAGCCCAAAAAAATTGCGCAAAAAAATTTTAAATGACCGAAAACACTAGACTGGGTGAGTTTTACTGTGCTATACTGTAGAACATATGTATATTAAATTAATCAACGCTAGCCCGGCACATAGGGGCACAGAACTGGCCATACGCAAAGATCTAATAGTGAGTGTGCATAATAGTACGGTCACTAGAGAAGATGGACTGGTAGAACTGGTAACGTTTTTACACTGCCCGCCACACGGTACTTGGGAAGCTAGTAACAGTTTCCTCAGTGTGGTAGCAGAGTTAAACGGTGAGCCAGAGCAGCAGGCGGGGCCTACTAGGGCTAAAAAATTGCCGCGCAGTTAAAAATAGGTCAAGAGATCTCGGCCCCTGGTGATACAGTCTAACTGGTGTGGTGGTTTAGAGTGGGGGAAGGTTTGAATCATTTGGGGAAGGTTTGAATCATTTGGGGAAGGTTTGAATCATTTGGGGAAGGTTTGAATCATTTGGGGAAGGTTTGAATCATTTGGGGAAGGTTTGAATCATTTGGCATGCTTGCAAGCTAGTGCTAACTAACTTGTGCAAGCACTACCTGACCACCCCACCTCAGGCCACCGCCTCGGCCTCCCACCGTGGCTCGTCGAAGTCATATCCTTCCAACACCAATTCTTCTACAGCGGCATTGAACTCTGACTCCAAGTCCCACACGGCGGCCGCCACACGAATGTCCTTCTTACGCTTGGCTCGTGCTGTACCTGCTTGGTAGACTACAGCTAGATGCACACCACAGTAGCTGTGCCCTGCTAGGGCTGTGTGCTTACATGTTGGCTTGTAGCCTTCGCCCCCTATGTATAGGCACCCTGATGCTGTGTGTTGTGTAGTGTGTGTCATAGTGTTAGTCCTTAGCTTCTAGCTTCTTAATCTCTTGCTTGATCTTATCCAAGTGTTCCTGTGGCAGTGTAGCAATGAACACCATACCCGCTTCGTAGCCTTCACGGCGTGTTAGTGTCTCTGCTGCCCAGAACAAGGCTAAGATACTCCAGAAGCCCCATGTGTTGAACAGAACTCCCACAGCATTGAGCACTAGGCCCAACACTGTGTAGAGTGCAATACGCTGTATCATACTCGCTTCATGCAGGTTGTTTTAGCCATAGCAGTCCAGCTCTTAGGAAAGCTCTTGCGCAGATCGGCCAGCTTGAGTACCATACGCAGGCTCAGCTCACGCAGCTTGTCCTGGTTAGTCTCCACGAAGCTTACGATCTCTGCTTTGACCTTGGCATCGAACTCATAGCGGTCCAACATGCCTGCGTCATTGACCACCTGCTTGATACGGAGAATCTTCTCACGTTGGGTGTCCATCTGCAGATCAATGTAGTGGCAACGGCTTTCCAATGCGTCAAGGTGATCTCTGAGTCGCTTGCTCTTAACGTGCTCAAACTTGATGTTGGTAATAAAGATGGCCGCACCTTTGAACTCGAAACGATCTGGAATGCCTTCTGAACGTAGCAGTCGGCTGTCAGTGTTCCAAGCAATGAAACGACGCTCTGAACTGTCCAAGGCACCTTTCAAGATGTTCAAGCTGAGGTCTTCCATTAGGATACTGTCGCAGTCGTCGAACACGATCACATTCTTTGCATCGGAGAACTCGTAGAGTTTAGCGTAGAGACCCAAGGCACTCATAGCACCTTTGACAATCTCAAACTTGGGCTTCTTCTCAGCCAATGTGTCAAACAGGCCGTCCTTTTGCAGAACCTTTTCAACACCAAAGCTCTTGCCAACACCTGGAGGGCCGCTGACAATCATAGCACGGACATCACCTGACTTCACAGCCTTGGTCATCTCGTCCAGGATCTCAAAGCGCTCGCCCAATCGTGCCAGGATCTCTGCGTCTGTTTCTTTGGCAACCTTGTTCTCAAGTGCCTTGATCTTGTCGGTGTCGAATTCCAGTACGGTTGCGCCCTTGCTGGGTTTAGCGGAAGCCTTCTTTGCTGTAGCCATTTTGTTTCCTTTAGTGCGTTGTTGATGTATGTATTATAACAGCAAAAGCGGCTGTTGTCAACCGCTTTCACTCTTACTTATTAGTCCATGCGCGAGCCAGCGTAGACCTTGTCCAAACCCAGCTTCTGCTTCAGCACCTCTGCGTAGGCGTATGCACCCGCTTCCAGGATGTCCAAGCTCTGAGCAGCCGCCTTGCCTGGATTCCACAATTGCAAGGAGCCTGTGTAGTCTTTGCGGAAGCCAGCGGCCTGCAGGGCCTTGCCCAACTTTGAGTTGCTACGGACGCCCCACACATTGACCCAGGCAAAGCCACATGCACCACGGTCACCGCCCAGTGCGGCATAGGCCTGCTTAACAGCTGAGCGAGCAGCCAGTGCGGCTTCGTTAGTTGCGTCTTGCACGGCGTCCAGGTTAAAGTCTTTTGCGTTCATTTAAAAGCTCCTTAGTGCGTTGTTGATGTATGTATTATAACAAGGTTTTACCAACTTGTCAACTGTTATTTGCTGTTATTTGTGTGGCTTTTAAACAACAGGCCGCAGAGGAAGTTCAAACCCCATGCTTGGAACAGAGTGATGGTCTTCAACCCAAACAGTTCGGGCATGAGCCAGTCCCACAGGAGCATAGTGGGCAGGGCCATGATCAAACTGAGACCAACTAGAAAGGCAACGGCTGCTACAATAGTTCCGATTACTTGCATAGTGTGCTCCTTGTTGCGATGTATGTATTATAGCGTCTTTCAAAGACACTGTCAACCGATGGGTTATTTCATTTTGTTCAAGGTGTTCAGTGCTTCGAGGTGCTCTGCCTTGCTCAGTTCCAACTCATAGATCATATGGACCAAGTAGAGCAGTACTATCACACAGGCTCCAATACCCAAGTAGGGCAAGGGCACATGCATCAACAGGAGGCTGGTTACAGCGCCAGCGAGTAGAGCCAGTCCAACCATCTTGGCTACATTAATCAGGGCGGTTTGTTTGGGAGTCATTTTGTTTCCTTATTTCAAAGAGGTATTATACACTTCAAAGACGAAATTTGTCAAGAAGTTCTTTGGCTTCTTTCATGGGCGATCTTGCCACAACTTCGTCCAGTTCCGCCAACAGGATCATGCGCTGGAGTCGCATGGCTTCGGCACGATCTTCAGGATCCAGGGCTTCCAGGAACTCTTCGAAGTCTTCCATCGAGTCACAGGCCCACATCTCGTCCAGGAGACTGACCTGATAGGGCGTAAGGCCGTTGATCTGGATCATTAGAATTCTCCCATGATGAGTAAGGCCAATCCCATGACACCAATGGGCATCATTACAATAGCTAGGTTGATGATTGCTTGCATATTAACTCCTTGTTTAGATGCTAGCAACCATTGCCAGCATAGCCATGCCCCAGATTGCCAAGACCTGCACGATACCAAAATGGAACAGCAGGTACACTACAGTAATCATTCCGATCAGTTTCAGCATATCAGCTCCTTGTTGCGATGTATGTATTATAACACCAAAAAGAAACCATGTCAAGTGCAGGGTTATTTGGTCCGGCCACCAGGAATCGAACCTGGATTGACTGCTTAGAAGGCAGATGTTCTGTCCATTGAACTATGGCCAGGAATCCTTATCTGCAACCGTCGAAGATGTAGAATGGACGACCGAAGCGGTCGAATCGTTGGTTGTAGAAGGGTGCCAACCCTTGTGGGCAGACGATGGATTGATTCTGGATGATAACCTGCGGTTGAGGAGCAGGTGCGTAGATGACTTGCGGTTGTTGGTAAACCACAGGAGGTTGCTGGGCCTGTGCATCACGCTGGATATGTTGGAAGATCAGTGTGGCCGCGATACCAGCAAGGGCGCCTTGTTCGCGATCGCCCCATGCAAGGGCAGGAGTTGCAATACAGGCTGCGGCGATCAGTGCAATTGTTTTGTTCATAGTGTTATTATACAGTCAAATATTTATTAGGTCAAGGCCTCGAACTTGCGATCTTTGAGGTCCAGGGTCATGGGCTTCTTGAACTTGAACACCTCTTTGGTGCCTGCCTGCACATAACCGATGCATTTGACAGTCCGGGTCTTTGGGGGCTCTGTAAAGATATAGACATGGTTAGCCTGTGTGGGCTCTTGCCACACAGTTGTTTCCAGATAGATGTAGTGTTTGGTCATGTATGTATTATACAATCAATCAATCTGGATGTCAACGATTTTACCACCACGGAAGATAAAATAGTAGTTCATATAGGACCAATAGACCCAGATGCAGTCGTTGCCCCGGGTCATGGTATAGGCTGTGACTGTGGCCTTGTTCTGCTTCATCCAGTCCTCAACCATGATCACTTCCAGTGGGTTGAGTGCAGGGTTGATTGTAATATCAGACATTCATCATCCTCAATAGTTCGTTGTGCAACTGGTTCATCTCATCCTGCTCCACATAGAAGTCAGTCTTAGGATCCCAGTAGCTGCCTTCCTTCTTATCATAGTAGAGCACACGCCCGCCACCGAAGATAAACGGTCCTTCGAGCCCTTTGCGTGGGCCATAACCTGCCAGCAGTTCCTCTGTGCGTCCCAAAACCTTGTAAGCCATGATCAACTCCTTGTTGCGATGTATGTATTATAACAAGGTTTTGCCAACTTGTCAACCAATAAATCCATTGACTTCTTCATACAGTTCCAGGAAGTCCAGGTCGCTCAGTTCGGCAATCTCGTCCGGGCTGATGTCGAACTCTGTGGCCAGAATGACTTCATCAACAGCAAACAGAATACGCTCAGTCATCATTTCACGCAGTGTCATCATATCAATCTCCTTTTAACGAACGGCCAAACGCTTGAACACTGCCAGGATCTCTGGCTTGTTCATCATAGCGTCAAAGGCTTCTTGTGGGTTGTAGAACTCACCAGTCTTGCGATCCTGGACGCTAGCGGCAGCATCTTCTTCACGCTGTCGCACAATGTCGTAGGCCACATCGTCAGCATAGCCTTTTGCAGTCAACTCTGCCATCTGTGCTTCAAACTCTTCTTGACTGTAAAACATGGTGTGCTCCTGTTTGTTGCTGTCTATGTATGTATTATACTGCCAAACCAAAGACCTGTCAACCAAAAGGGTCTTTACCAGCCAGTGTAAGAGCGGCCAACACCGTTCCACATTGATCCACCTTCGCTGTGGTAGTAGGCAGGAGTAGCAGGAACTTCAGTGCGGACACGGTATTCGATTTGATCGCCGTATTCGCCCTTCATCCATTCGATGCGAGCCAGTGCCTGTTCTTGAGTTGCAAATTTTGCGTCTAGGCAGTCTGTCCACTGGGTTGCTTGACCCTTGTCTGCCATGTTCATTTGGACGATGTATGTTGCTGTCATTGTGTGCTCCTTGCTGTCTATGTATGTATTATAACACCAAATCAAAGCCTTGTCAACCAATATGTTGGATCTCTGCCCGCCAGTAGCACTCACGATCGCCGCCTGTTTCCCAATGTGCTTTGTAGGCCTTTGCTTCTTCCAGTGTGGTGTAGAAGCGGGTGTCGTTAGGATCAACTCGTTGCGCACCACAGTCATATTCGGTCACTGTGACTTTGTACAGTCCATTCAGTTTGACTTCTGCCATACACTTCTCCTTCTGTGTAACTTTATTATAAGGCCGTTTTACCAAATTGTCAACCAGAGTGCTAAAATCGTCTCGTTATGGGCCTATGTGCAGTCTGCAGAAAAGAATTGCTGTACGCGGTTCGAGACCTGAAAAATGTGTACTAAAGTATATCTAAACAGCAAACAGAAGTACACAAAAGGCGGACCCTGCAACAGCTTCACAGCGTGGCAGGGCCCTATGTTTGCCTGGGACACTACCCCCAGGACTTCGGAGCGAACTCTCTACTTACGCAAGGCCGAGAGCCATAGCCTTATAACCTGCGGCAATGATCTTGCGGCTTGGTTGGCCCATAACATACTCAGTCACTTCAACACCGTTACCGGCTTTGCGGCTGTTTGCATACACTGCGAAACCACTTTGACGAATGCGGCTGACTTCAGCGGTGACATTCTTGATACCGAAACGCTTTGCAGCCTGTGCTGGAGTTAGTTTCTCTCCTGCTTTCAATGCTGTGAATAGTTTGCCGGCTTTGGTTTCTGGATTAATCGTTTTCATTTTGTCTTCCTTAATAGTTACTGCTGTGCAGTTATTAACTATTATAGAGAAGACATTCTGGTAAATCAAGCACTAATTTTGCCAAACTCACGATCGACATAATGCTGAATCAAACCACGTTGCATCTGAGTAATCAGATCACCAGCTGATTCGTCTAACATAAACCTCACAGGGCAACGGCCCCAAGCGCCAGACTTATTAAAGTCAGCAAACCATTTGCGGTGCTGCCGGTTCTTGGCATCAAACACAACAAATGGACGGGCGTTCAAATACAATCGACTCATTTATTATCCTTTATCGAAGAGGACTTATTGACATTGCCTCTACGCACACTGCAGGGGTTATTCTTAGTAAGGGGCGTCTTCCATGTCAGCCAGCTGGGCAATGACTTCTGCCTTGCTCACAGTGCTCTTAGGAGCAGCGGCCTTCTTTGCAGCCACCTTGGCTTCAATGGCCTTCATAGTGGGCTTGGCCTTAGGCGCCTTCTCAGCCTTGACTTTGGGCTCTTTGGCAGGCACTTCGCTACGCTTGTCGATCTCAGCAGCCAGTGCAGCCAACACATCGGCATTGGTCACGCCGTTAGTAGTGGCAAAGTCAATCTCCATGAGATAGGCAACCGCGTCCTCTTTGGTCATAGCGTGTTTCAGCTCGATAATATCAATATCGGTATGACCGTTCTTGATCAGCACTTTGGTACGCAGTGCGTCATTGGCGAAACGGACTTTGAACTCGCCGTCCAGTTTAGAAACGCCAGCATGGGTAAAAGATTTAGACATAGTATCTCCTTATGTGAATGTCTGTGTGTAACTGCGAACTATTTCGCATTAATTAAATTATAACACCGTTTGGACGGAGGTGTCAACCGTTTTGTTGATTTAGGCGCCGTAGTAGGGACTATAGACCTCCTCGTCTTGTGGCGTATCCGCCACACCCATTTCTTCTAGTGCAGCCAATACAATCTCGATCGGGCAATCTAGTTCAACCGCAATCCGCTTGGCACTCAGCCCGTCGATATACAGTTGCTCAATGTCGTAGCTCAGTTCTGCCATTTTACTCATTCCATTTCCTCTTCTGATTGAAAGGCAAACGCCTCATTCAGCAAGCCGTCAAACTCGCCGTAGAACTCTACATACCACTTGCCGTCCTTGCGGAGGATGTAGTTATATTCCTCGCCTTGTGCTTCCTTGCGGAACTCTGCGTAGTCCTTGTACATACGCTGAGGGCAGCTCTCGCCTCGCTCTGAGTAGAAGCTGCAACCTGCAACAGTGTCGCTCAAGCTAGACATATCGCCGCCGTCCATCAGCTCACGCACTTTGAAAGGGTCTGTGTAGTTGACAAACAGGATTTGACCGTTGTGATCCAAGTAGCCGTCCCAGTGGCAATAAACTTGCCCAACTGTGCCGTCTGCGTATTCCAGTGCGATCATGCTTCGTGTACCCATTTTCAGCTCCTAGTGTGTTTCAGTATGTATCTATTATAACCCCAAATTGCCTTTTGGGCAACCATTAACCCTTCTTCTTGGCGGGCTTCTGTTTAGCTTCAACAGCAGCGATCTTGCCTGAGTAAGCAGTGCCGGCCTTGTGTATCAGGCCAGTCTTAGTGAAAGTAATAGTGCCGCCAGTGCTTGAAGTGATAGTCTTTTGCATTTTAGTTCCTTAGTGCGTTGTTGATGTATGTATTATACAAGGCTTTTGGTGCCTTGTCAACCAAAGACCCTTTAGCACTCAGGGTCAAAGTCCGCCCACTCTTGTGCTTCATCGGGCTGTCCGTCACGCTGCTCCTGCTCGTACTCCTCCTGCAGTTCCTCGCTCATTGTAAGGAAGCTCTCGCAGTAGTGGAACAGTTCCTCAAACGCACGGCGCTCCGTACGGTTCAGCTCACGCAGGAACTGCGGGCCTTCCTCTTGCATAGCGTCCAGCACCTGCTTCAGTGCAGCCAGGGTGTTCTCGTTCATGCAGTAGCTCATGTTAGGATAGTTGCTCATCTTTGTTCCTTAGTGCGTTGTTGATGTATGTATTATAACAGGGTTTTGAAGCCTTGTCAACCAAAGACCCTACAGTTTAGTAGGATACCACTCGCTGCACTTGCGACAGGTAAGCCCAGTGACCGTCGTAGTCGATGCCGGGCATGCCGTTTTTAATGTCGCTATCTACTTCTTCAACCTTCACACGCTCCTCGGGGCCGCTGCCAAAGTTACCCCGCACAATAACAATGCTGCCCTTGCGAATGTCCTCGAGCTGGACATTGCCCACAATCTGACGTGCTCCAAATGCAAACATAGTGTTTCCTTATTACGTTGTTGATGTGTGTATTATAACAGGGTTTGGACAACCTGTCAACCAATTGTTGCAGAAACCTTATCCGCTGTAGGGTCATACTTGAGGAATACTTTGCTGTGGGTGCCCGCTTCATCTATCACGTTGTAGCAGAACTCTCCGCCGTTAGTAATGCCCAGGAAGCGGCGAGTCTGTAGCTTAGGGCGATTCTTTTTGGGCAGTGCCTGCTCCAGCATGGCTGTGGGCATGTTGATCAGTAGGGTCAGCTTGTCTGCTGTAATCATTTCAGTCCTCCAACACGTGGTCTTCCAACGCAGCATCCACAGAGCCCACAGCGTCCAACACTGCATTGCCTGCTCCGGCCTTGCCCTGTGCAAACAGGAAGTCTGCAAACTGTTCCATCTGTTGCAATAGTTCCTCAACTTCTACACGTTTCATGTCTGCTCCTTGTTGCGATGTATGTATTATAACAGGGAGTTGCCTCCCTGTCAATCAAAGACCCTTTACACTTGTACAGTATTTTGCATACGTGCTCGCACATAGTCCCCTAGCGCATAAGCGTCCATGCTAACATACTCGTCTCCCTGCATGCCTTGTTCGCTGTAGCAAACGTCCTCTGCTACCTCTATGCTAATACCCGCCTCAATTAGCGCAGTGCGTACACAGGCCAAAAACTCGCTGTCTGTGTAAATTAAGCCGTAGCTGTCATTCCACGTTTCCTCTGTAAAGTAAGCCTGCAAGTCGCCGTCGCAGTACTCTGCTTCCTCACCCTCATCATTAATGTTCTCTGTGCTAATAGACATGTTAATGCTTTCTACAAACACTTCTTTTGCAATGTTGCTCCAATAGCCATCGCCGCATGTAGTAAACATTTTGTTTACAGTAATGTTTAGCATGTAGCCGTCTTCTGTGCGTGTAACGTTTTGCATTTTGCTTCCTTTTGCTTTGCTGTTTAACATGTGTGTATTATAACGCAAAAGGGCACACAGAGCAACCAAAAACCCTGTGCGCTGTAGGGTTACTCTTGGTTCTCTTCTTCCCACTCAGCCATACTCTCTGAGATACCAAAGTACTCGTCCAGCTCCTCACCGATCATGTCACGCACAGTCTCAGAGGTCTGCCCACCGTACTCAACACAGTAGTCACTACCGTTGTCCCACTTGCCTACGAACTGCATGCCAGGCTCGTAGTAGAATGCCTCAACCTCAAAGCCCAAATCCATCAATCGCTCGTATGCGGTAACGGGTGGGCTCCACGCTGAATCAAAGCCGGCGGTGACAGTGTTAGCATCCTCGATCTCTACATTGCTAGACTCTACATCCCACTTGGTGCCCCAGTTGGCAATGTTGAAGTCATACCAACTGGAATAGCCGTGCTTGGCCACCATGTCATCGTTCGTTTTTAAGTTAGCCACAGCATCGAGCAGTTCTTCAGGACAAGGAATGAACTCCTGAAAGAACTGACCCACTTGTAGAGCTTTTGCGGCTCGCTGGATCATTGTAGGGTCTGCGTGTCGCAGGGTAATACCGTTTGAGCACCAATTAGGCATCGTAGCTCTCCTCGCCGAGTTCTGTAATAGTTTCTTCCACAACACTGATGTCCAGGATGCGGAACTGTTGGAATGGATCGCTGACGCCGATAAAGGCCTCAGAGAAGCTTTGGTGCTCTGCCAGGAACTCCAGCACACCTTGACGGTCCGTGCCTTCTGGCACTTCGATCTCCTGACGGAGGACTGTGGTAATCATTGCTCTCATATCAGCTCCTTAAGCGAATTCGTACATCTTAACAGTGGGATCCAACTGCTTGAGTTGGTTAGCGGCAGTGGTCAGTGCCTTGTAGCGAGCCTGCACTTGTGAGCGAGGCAGTTCGCCATCGCAGGTCAAGTTCTCTGGACTCAAGTCTGCGTCCAGTGCATCTGCGACACGCTGGCGACCTTTGGCAGTTGTCAGTTCCATCTGTGCTCCTTTGAACAGTGCGGCCCACTTGTTCTTCTGATCCACATACGCTTGAAGTGCTTTCATCTCTGCTCCTTAGTGTGTAAGCCTTAATTATATAGAGGTTTTACCATTCTGTCAACCGATCACCTTGAATAACCCTAGAGCACATACGGATATCGCTACAACGTTAACAATCATCTGTGGCTTATTTGCCACACGGTATGCCCAGGTAGCATAGCAAAGACCTCCCAGGAGTCCGAACAACGGGTCTAGTCCCAACTCCCGGAAGAAGTTCATGAGCACGTACATTGTCAAGATGCAGGCAGTCCCTGCCCACTGTAGTACTTCATTCTTATTAATATTAGACACTAACAATCCCTTCTCTGTCAACCATGTCGCTCAACTCAGCGAACTTCTGCTTGTACTTGTAGACTTGCGACTTGGCTTCATGCAGTGCTTCGCCGATGCAGTCCTCTGCGGTACCATCTGTAAGTACTTCACGAGCATCTTTGTACAGGCACCCGCCCAGGTAGTGACTGCCCATCTCAAGACCTTCTACCATTACACGCACCCGCAGCATGAACCAATCCAGGTTGCCCGAGTCGATGTCCTTGCAGATTTGCGCAATGTCGTGGCACTCGTCATCGAAACAGTCTCGAGGGCTCAAGTCTTCCCAGGTCTGGTCTACGATAACAGTAAAGCCATCGCGCTCGTAAGTCGCCAGTTCGAAGTAATCTCGCATGTTCAGTCCTTAATTAATAGTGATGACGTGAGCCGGGATCGTTAAAGTCTGCATTGTCGGGAGTCCACTCCTCCTCTTCCTCGTCCTCTGCTTGGTCAGTTGTAGGGATGTCGTTAGCCTGCATCATGCCTTTAACATCGCTCTCGCTAAGCCAGCTCAGTGCCATGTCTGCCACAGCACGAGCATCAATCTCGCCGCTATCCATCATGTCAATAAGTCGTGTAGTCTCTGGGCGAATCTTTGCGTACGAATTAAACATATCAGCTCCTTGTTGCGATGTATGTATTATAACAGGGATCAAAGTCCCTGTCAACCGAAGGGTTATTCAACGCCCACAGACACATCGACCTCAATGTCTATAACGTCCCCAGCGAGATCGTACTTGATCCCAGTAACAGCCGCGCCGTAATTAACAGCCTTGAGGCGCTCGCGAATCATGCTTTCGAGATCGCCCATCATGTCGCCGATAAAATCAGTGGCACTGTCTTTAACGCCACGCAGGGTCTCGTTTATCCCGTTACGCGACATGTCCTCTTGCCCGTCCATGATCATCTCAATGAACGCTTCTGTTTGGCTGATCAGTACTTGCTCTACAACGGCATTGACCAGTTCGCGCTTGCCAAACAGCAATTCAACGGCCTTAAAGGTCTGCTCACCTGCTTTATATACGACTGTCATTTGCTTCTCCTGTTGAACAAGTATGTATTATAACACCGATCTCCAAAAGGGTCAACCAAAGACCCTTTCAAGCATAGGGTTAAGCGTACTCGCGCTCGTCTGCTACGACTGTAAGCATGTTGGCAGGCACTCTCCACAGACCGCTGATCGTCTTGACTGTAACGTACTTGATCGCGATCTTTGTGACCACACCCGTGTAGTTCTGCCCAGTTTTGGTGCTGGTGAAATTAACGTTAGAGCCCAGTGTGATCGAGCGCTTGTTCTTCTCGGCCATACGTGCTCGGGCAAACTTCACAGCGTCGATGATAGACGTCAGTTGATCGTTAGTGAAGTTGCCTGCGAGGATCTCTGCATTAACAGTTTGAATAGACATAGTGCTCCTTTGTGTGTAAGTGTCAATTATATGGTAAAACCAAAACCCTGTCAAGTCTAAGGGCTTTACATGCTCCAGTAGAGTTCGCTTGATGGATCGCATGAACGGGGAGTGTCGTATGCGATCTCAACGTCCTGCCCAGTCATCAAGTTCTTCACGATCTTGGTAGTTGGGAAGTACTCCATGCGCCACCCCGCCGTTGCAGGGTACAGGTTGTAGAGATCGTTGCACTCGCGCTTCATGCCCTCAGCATCCCTGCCCTGCCACACTGTGGTACTGAACAGTCGCTCACCTGACTTGTAGCGTTGATCCCGCTTGTATATATACATAGTCCAGTTCTGCTTCATGTCTGCTCCTTGTAAGTGTGTATTATAACACGGTTTTACCAACTTGTCAAGACCCTGCGGAGTGTCCAGCGAGCATCTATCCGCGAAGCAAACCAGCGGAACAGAGCCCTAGAGTCGTCCTGCAAGAGTCCTGGCTCAGCACCTGTCTTCCCGCCTCTAAGCATACTCATATCAATCTCCTCTAACATCAGTGTTCAATACAGGCTTTACCATACGACGGATCTCAACTTCCCGCTTATGAGCAGCCACTTTGCCGCGAATCACTTCATGCACATAGACTTCGATCTCACTCTTGTCGCTCAGTGTACGAAGCTCTGCACACAGAAGCCAGTTCTTAGTCTCAGTCTTAGCACGATAGAAGTGCTTTGCGGCACGCGACAGCACGCTCTTGTTCACAGTGCTCTCAGTCTTGGCAGTGACTCCAATGTAGTTCTTGCCATTGACCACAAGCTCATAGATTATATGATTGCGGTCAACTCTCTTTTTGCGTTGTGTAAGTGTCTGTGTCATGTGTGTATTATAAGCTCAAATGTTCCCCCTGTCAACAAAGACCCTCCAAACGATCTGTGTTCAAAATACAACAAGACAGGCACTCCAAAAAGATGCTATAATACATACTTAAACAACAAAGGAAGCACATGTCTAAAGTATACACTGCAAACACTGCAAAAGCTAAAATTGTATATAATAAAGATAAAGAAGTTTATACTATTATCTGCGCTTTTAATGTTACAGAACAAACAGATAAAGGCGCTTGGAAGTTCCCTACTCGTGCTAAATGCGATTTTGTTAGCGGAGATTTTGTTTGGGAAACTATACAAAAAGATAAAGAGCGTATTATCTCTACTGCAAAACAAACTATGCGTACAGATAATATTGAGTTTGTTTAAAGCATAATCCAGATAATCAGTTAATGATTATCTACATAATAGACTATACTGTATATAAAGGTATTATCCCACTATATACTAGTATAGTCATTATATATCCCGTATATACGCAAGTTTCATTATACGGGCCCGCAGACCTTGTTCCTGCCCAAGGGCTAGCCTTTGCCGCTTACCAAATACCGGCCGGTCTTTCACTATATAGTACACAGAGTCTAAGACTACTGCTCATGTACTTGGTCCCTACTCCCATCTGGTAAGCGACTGTAGGGCAGACTCATACACTAGCTATACTGTTACGGTTTTTCACTTAGTGTATATAGTATAACACAGTAGAGTAGTTTGGGCAAGTCTAGGGGCAAAAACCCTGCTAATAACCGGGCATTTGGCAGCATTTTTGCCACATTTTTGACTGTTTTCCAGCATAAGATGCTGTGTTTCTACGGTAGCCTGGTGCGGTTTCTATAGTGGCCTACGGTGGGGTCAGGGTGGGGAAGAGAGGCTATGCTCAAATGGTTTTCAACATTCTCTCAGGTTCTTTCCACCTTTCTCTCAGGTTCTTTCCACAGTTCTCCCACCCTGCCCCTCAGGCTAATCACTAGACAAGTTTGAGTTCTTCTATATAGTAAGGCCACCACAGCGGGGTATTTGACTATATGTATATGCGCTATATGACTATATCCTAATAGTGCTACAGCGGGGCATTTGGGTGTATGTGTATGTGCTAAGAGTGCTAATACCTATATGGCTACAGCGGGGTTTTATGCTATACTCTATACTACTATATATTATGACTTCTAACTCAATACACAAGACCAATCTAATGCACACGGATTCGGCTGATCCTGACTGGCCTGTATATATAGTAAAAGGATCTTTACTGCACAGTTTTATTGCACAGCAAGATCCTTCTATGTGGTTCAGCTTGGGTTTTGATTACTATCGTTTGGACCCTAGACTGTACGGTATGTTGTTACTGTTAGTTCAATAACTCTTTTCTTCTACTATAGTTGAACCTGATAACAGGTTAATTTGTCGTTTGATCCGGGCACGTTGATCGTTCTTTAGATATACCTGGCGGGCTGATCGCAAGAAGGCAGCGTCAAACTGTTGAGTCTTTTCACATGCACGTTTGTGATCTTCTATCCACCAGAGGTCTGCATTGATCTGGCTCAGTTCAACTCTCAGCGTGTCGATCTCTTGAGTATTGGGCAGAGTTAGTTGGTCAAGTATCCGGGTCAGCTGGACCAGTTCTTCTAGGATGTTTGAGCGCTTGGCTGGGTCTTGGATACGATCCTGTTTCAGTTCCAGTATGGTGATCTTGTCCAGCAATTCGCCTACTGAAATGGGTGTTAGTACGGTTATGGTCATTGTGTTTTGTTCTTTATGTAGTATATTAACCCGCACGGAATATCTGTGCTTGTGGCTTTAGTTCCGGATTGGGCAGGTAGGTCCAGGCGCCCAAGAGCGTAGCTGATAGCTGTATGTGATGCTGGGGGATGAAGTAGCGTTCCGGGCCCTGGATATCCATGCCATCCACTAGATTCACCATAACTGAGTCAGTCATGATTACCGCTTCTGCACCTTCGATTATCTTGAGCCAATCAAATATGCGACCTTCTGTGGTAATATCGATCACACGCCAACCTTGGGGTATGATAGCGGGATCGTAGCGCACGGTCTGCTCAGAGGAGGTTAGATGTGTTACTATATAAGGAGCTGTGTCAGTGCCCAGGATCTTGGCGTAGAGATCAGCTTCTCTTTGGGGGTCACGTTGGATGCACTCGCCCAGACGCAGCTTGTCCTTGAAGGCCACCCCCGCACGAATGTATTTGTACTGATCAAAGGCCGTGTGCTGGAACCAAGGTTCTTGGGTGAATTCCGGATGTCCGGTCAGGGCTTGATACAGACATATGATCTCGTCACAGCCAAAGTTCTTAAGCCGCTCTCGAGGCGTATCATAGAAGAATGCTCCCGGATCGGGTTCGATGGGTATCCATTTGACCCAGGGTACCTGTGCTGCTAGCTGTTCGACCCAGGTGCTGACCACGGGCCAATGTACATGATAGCCCTGCTCGTGATAGTTCAGGGCTATGGGCAGGGCGATCATGATGTCACCCAGGCCTCTAGTTTGTATAATTCCAAGTTTTTTTGACATATTTGTTGATTACTCTTTTCACGCACATATTATAGGTACATGTGTGTATATATTTTATTATAGCAGTATTTAATGCTCTAGTCTTGGGCTGTTAAAAAAACTAAATATGCTGATACATTAGACCCTGCAAGGAACTGACCACTATGACCCAAATACTAGCATCCGATTACAACGTTATACAGAGCAAGGTAGCCGACGTTCTGGGTCTAGGTGAAAATGGGTGGGGGTCACCGGCTATTGACAGCTTACCGGTTACTACCAACACTCGGGTTACCGCACTACAGTGGGACTCGTTAGTCTATGACATAAATTCCATCAGCCTGCATATTCTCAACACTACTACATCTACTGCATACTTGGGCACAAGCACCCAGTTGGTTACCCTAGATCGTGGTACAGCGTTAGCAGCAGTAGCAGATCTATTGACAGTTGAACCCACGAGATATACATGTCACCCCCAGCAGTTTGTGCTCAATGATGCGGGTACCGGTCCCAAGGTATTTGCCAGTTCAAGTACCCGAACTTTATCATGGGGGTTGAACCCCACAACTATTACCCACGAAGCTACTGCAGAATTCATTACTCGACTAGAGGCCCGTTACTATTTTAATGTGGGCAACTATCTGGTGTGGAAACCGGCATACCAGCCACCGGACGTGGCCAATAACGATCTAGATCTAGAATGGATACGTTGGATTAACTGGATCAACAATAGTCCCGCTCAGGAATTTAGATACACTAGAGATCAGTACATTAATACCACAGACTATACTAGGGTATATACCAGCGGCACACTCAACATCACGGTGGTTGCAACTAAACGATTTGATGAAAAGAATATTGACTTTAGCATAACCTATGCAAATGAAGCAACAACCCTATTGGTAGTGAGTCCAACGGTAGCTGGATTTACCATAAATATCTAAAAACAACACAGGACACTACCCGGCATGGCTGACAGCGAAACAAGAACCTATTTGATATGGAACCGTGATTCGGTTACTACCTATATTACAGGCATAGACTTCACTAACGATGCTGGAGTATCTCATAGTGTGTCCTTTCCGGGCACATGGGAAAGTCCTTTTGCAGGGCAGACCGACTACACTGCTAATACTACCGTCGAAACTCAGGCAGTTACCTATGCCGACGACATAGGCGACGAACTAAAACAATATGTTTCTCATACTGGCACTAGTCTAACTGTTAATTCCACTGCCAGTTTAGTAGTGGGCTACAGTCTATTTGGTAATGGATACACAGCAGGGCAGACAATTGCAGGATTTACATCATCCACAGTAATAACCAGTGCGGCGCCCAACGGGACGCCTCTGGTTGGGGAAAACATCCAGTTCAGTCCGCCTCAGTACTTACTCCGGGT